TCAGGGCATTCATAGATTGCTAAAGTTAGTAATTTGATTTGCCTTTCTGCTAAGTGGAATTTACCACGATACGATCCATCGCCCATAATTAAATACTATATAGATTATTCAAAAACTCAAAGCTACCCTGATAGATTATATCTTTCCCGGTATTAGGTGATATGAATTTTAATTCAAATTCATGACCTAATTCAGATGAATCACATACGTAAGTTATCTGTAAAAAATCCATGCCTTTTGATTGGTCTAAAATTCGTGTAACACACTTTAGTTTAAATATTGGTTTCATAATGTTTCGTTTTAACAAATATACGAAATACAACCATACAAACTATTCGTTATTAATATATGAAGTACCAAGTAAAGAAGCTAGAGAGTTTAGCCGATGTAAAATTGGACAACCTTATTAAGTTTTCAAAGGTTAATCAGGAGGATGAATACCTTGTGATGCTAAAAGCGTTTGAATTGTTCTTTGATATACCTAAAGAAATTGTGAGGCAAATGCAGTACAAAGAAGCAGAGATTATTCTTAGCAATGTAAGCGAGATAATTAACAGCGTACCAAAAGATGAGGTGACTTTTGAAATGGACGGGGTTAAGTACGGGCGTATTCCTAACCTTGAAACTATGGATTTTGGAGAGTACATCGACATTGATACATTCATTACGCCATTATACGAGGGAGAGATTAAACACGAACACGCATTTAGATTTCTAAGCACGCTTTACAGGCCTATTATCGATGAGGTGGATAGTATATATTCAATAGAGCCGTACACCGATGAGTACATAGCTAAAGATACTTGGCGGATATTCAAAGAACATTGCCCAGCTAATATTTAGCGGTGGAGCTGATCCAAATTCAGCAAGAGGACAATTTGCAAAAAGTTACGGATGGTTTGGAAGCATTGACGCACTCGCAGGGGGTGACATTACAAAACACAATGAAGTCACCAAACAACCTATTACAGCTGCATTATACAAACTTAATTATGATGCAGACGGCAGAGCATTGGTTGAATTAGAAAGACGTAAACGATGAGCATATACAAAGCAGATCAATTATTAGTTGCAGCATTAAAAGCAGAGGGATTTCAGACTGTTACATTTGGAACGGTATCAGAAACAGACTTAAAAAAGCAAAGTATATTCCCCCTTTGCCACGTTACATTGGTGAGTAATTCATTTACCAATAGCATAACTACTATTACTTATGATATTACTATTTTAGATGTGGTTGATGTTAATAGTTTAGACCCTCGCGAAATGCAAAACGACTTCGGATTAACTTCTAATATCGAAGATGTATTCCATGACCTTGCTTTTAAATTCAATAGGGCTTATCAAACATTCAGAAAGGACACGGCAAGCATTATAGAAGTACCTGACAATGTTTCTTTAGATGCTGGCTATGCTGAAATGCAAAACAAATTAGCAGGGTATAGATTAAGCCTACCAATCACATTGGCTAACTCAGGGTTGTGTAGTATATTATCCTTACCGTATGTATTACCATTCGCAGTATCATGATTGATAAACTACATACAGAGGAGGTCTTAAATGCGTGGGGTGCTGACATCGATTAATATCAACGATAGGAATAGGCGTAAGAAATCAACTTTAACAGGTAGGTATAAAAAGGGCAAAATAGATAGCTCTGGAGCATTAAGAAACAGCATAGAATACAAATTAAAAGTAAACGAGAATAGTTTTGGGTTTGAGGTTAGCGGCTTAGATTATGCAGATGTTGTAGATGGTGGCCGTAGAAAAGGTAAAGGAATACCATTAGTGCCATTATTAAAATGGATAAAACAGAAACCAATACGACTAAGAGAAAACGGTCAGTTTATTAAAATGACACCGGCAAAGATTAGAAACTTCGCAGGGTTTGTAAGTTGGAAAGCTAAAAAGTTTGGTATTGCACCTACTAACTTCTTACTCGATGCGGTTACGGATGCTGGAAACAAACACAAAGAAGCGTTAACGGATGCACTATTTAAAGACGTAGAGCAATCAGCTACGTTTATTATAAAACAATTACAAGGTAAAAGGAAATAACATGGGAGTCACATCATTTTTAAAACAGCCGCAAGAGATAGCTTTCGTTGATTCGCCTCAATACGTGAAAATAAAAGATACTGGGAATGTTGTTGCAGCATCTATAATTCAAGTCGAGTTAAAGATTTGGAGCGGGCCTATTGGTACACCTCCAGCATTACCTCAATACACTTTAAACTTACCAGCCGTACCAACAACGGGAATAGAAACGGAAACATCATTCGAGATTAGCAAGTTTGTAAAGGAGTTTATTAGCAACGATTATTATGTTAGCACAGCGGCCACACAATACAATGGTGATTCGGCTGTATGGTTTACGATTAACATAGAAGCCGACAACGGTAACACGCCTGAGATTTCATTAGCTAAGTTAGGTCTAAGTGGGTTCGGTTATTATGAAGATGGTACTAATCCAGGCACTACAATATCAGCCGAAAATGGAAAGGTATTTTGTGAGCAATCAAGCAAACTAATTTACACAGATGGGAGGCAATACTTAATACCCGTTTACATTGGCAGCACATCTACAAATGCAGAATACTATTCTAATACTGGAGATTTTGCAATAGTTGCAGATTTCGGATTTACTTTAAACTCTACTGATTCAAGTGAGCAAATAGCATACCTATCATTAAACGATACAACGGTAGGAACTAACCTAGTAATAGGAACGGACACCGTTTACCACATAGCCGATGCAGGAGATACAACGAGCAAAGGAGATTATACAGCGGTTGTAGATTGCGTTAAAGGCGAGGTTATGTCACTGAAGTATCTCAATTCATGTGGTAGTATTTCAGAGTTTCCAGTAAACGGAAAGGATAGCCTCACAATACAAGCCAAAAGACTAAGCTATAAAAACAATCCTTTAGATAGCGATTTGGAATACGACACTACAAACCACATTGATAAAATATTTAATATCAACGGATCAAGGATTATTAATGTTACAACGGGTTGGATATACGAGGAAACTAACAACATGATAAAAGACCTAATGTTTAGTAAATCTATTTGGTTAGAATATGGTAGTGTTACATATCCAGTACAAATAAGAGATACAGCTAAAAAGGTTTTGAATAGGACATGGGATAGTCAAGTAGGTTATGATTTTACATTAGAAGTATCGACTCCAATAATTAATCAAGTGTTATAATGAGCGTTCAATTTAAATTAACAGGTGAGGAGTTTTTTGATTCATTCGACAATGAACCGATAAACTACACACGTAAATCAGTGGACTTTCAAAAGGTAGATTTAACCTATTCAGATTTTAGTCAGGCGTTTGAGCTTCCAGCCACTACAAAAAATCAAGGTATATTCAAACACTACTCAGATATAACAGTGGTCGATGGTTATAATCCATTTGAAAAGAATGATTGCGAGATGTGGGTTAATAATGAGCTGTATGCTTCGGGTGCTTTGCTATTGATTAGGATTAAAAACGAAATGAATAAGCCTATCAGTTACTCAGTCCAGTTTTATAGTGATGTGATTAACTTAAAAGATGCTTTAGCGGATAAGGGATTGAGTGATTTAGATTGGATTGACCAAAGACATTCACTAACCAAAGACCAAGCGTTAACCTATGTGTCAGGAACGGTAGTACCATCTACTAATTTACGTTATCCAATGGCTAGTACTTCTAACTTTTGGAGTTGGGAGGGCACTACATTAGAACATACAAGAGAAATAAGAAGCACCAAAGACGGAATACTTAACAGAGAATTGAGGCCATCCATTCCTATTACCGATGTAATGGATAGAATTTTTACAGCTTCGGGATTCGATTACGATGTTGATTTTGATGCTAATGATTATTACACTGAGTTGTATATGTGGATTCATAACAGCAAAGAGTTTATATCAGTACCTCAAATAGTAAAAGTTGGAGCAGGAAAAGCGGTTAAGTTGACCACAATAGAACAAACTATTATTTGGAACAACAATCAGATTGATGAACTTAATTTATACAATGGGATTAACGGAGTAACTACAATTGCATTTGGCGGGATTATCTACACGCTTACAATCAATTTAGAGAATAGTTCAAATGTGACCAATATAGAATATAGATGGGTTATTAACGGAACGACTGGAGCGTGGCAAACTGGAGCAACGGGTGACTTAGTTCATGGATTGGGAATGCTTGCAACGGGTGA